GCCATTTATTGCATCTGTCCAAAGTACTTCGTAAGCCGTGGCACGGGCTGGAACCCTGGGGTGGCGATCGCATAAGCATCGAGAATCCGCCACGGAACCGCACCTTGCGCCTGAAGCTTGTAAACCCTCTGCCTTGACCGGCCCAGTCTCCTCATTACAACGCGGGCAACCGTGCTGGTCTGGGTGCCAGGAGACAGCGCCTGCGGGGTCGTCCATGTATTGCCGCCGTCATCAGACCAGCTCAGCGTTAAGGTGGCACTTTGGTTGGAGACCTGGTTTAAGTCCATGTCAATAGTAAGCTGGCTGTGAAACATCCAATCCATTTCGGTTGATATGGCAGGGGCGGTTCGAACACGAGTAATGGTATTGCCGAGGTCAGTCAGGGTGCCAGCACTCATCTGGTAAACCACGCCATCTACTCTCGAACCAACTAGGTGCTTGCCAAAGCAAAACATGTGATTGCGAGCATAGTGAGCGTCAAACGACGTTCCGTTCCAGTATCCCCGCTGATGCCACAAGTTGGTTGCGGCATCGTAACACCAAGTGGCATTCCCGGAAGGAAACCAAATCATCCAGAACGTGTGTCCCAAGTCCTGGTATGTCCAGCTCACAGCGTCAGTAACGCCGGACGGATATTGACTCCATTGGTATTCTATGGCGTGATTCGATATGCGGACGGGTGTATAGCCATTGGCCCTCCATGCCATCCCCATGCCACGCTCATCGGCACCCAGCCAGAACACAGAATTGTCCATGCGTATCGGAGACGTGGGAGATGCAAGGCCCATTTCTATCATTGCACCCGGCACAACGCTAAGCGGGAACGTTGGGTCTCCGGAATCGAAATACGCCTGGGCGTGCTGATCCCCCCAAAGCCACAGCACGCGATGGTCTACCAGGCAACCAACCAGGTTGTCTGGAAACACGCTAACCTGGGCCGCATCTACACCAGACCATGAAGTGGGGTTCTCTAGTGCGCTAATCTGAAACTCGTTTGTATTGGCAAACAGCACTCCAAAATAACCATCGATGAAGAAACAGCATGACGGATTTGCAACGGCAAGTGAGGCCGTTACATCCGTGAGCGTGTTTGTTGCCAGCTTGAAGGAATAGGCATGGCCGCCGCTGGTTAGAAAGAGATAGAAATTCCCCGCTACGATGAACACATTGTTGGTGGAGTCTGTGACAATGGTTCCTCGCAGCGTGGCTGTTCCATTGGAACTTATCTCGTATAGCCCTCCGGTTGCATTTCCGTCATTGGTTACGATAAAAGCTCGCCCCTGAACCGCCACGGCGGCAACCGTTCTGTGGTTGGTTCCAGAATCAGGCGAAGAGAACAAGCTGATTCCAGGCGTCGGATAAAGGGCCATGGCCGTTTTGGCGCCAGGAGACTCCATGGCCTCTGGATACCAATTGATGGTTTGCTCCTGGTCGGCAAACGGCGACTGGCTCTGGTATGAGCCGCCTATGAATTGAAATCGCGCCATCTCTCATCCAGTGCGGCGAATCATGTTACCAGTTCGCCAGTCATAGATGCCGCCCACGCCCCCTGTAATGGCCGGGTCGCAATACATCGGCTCTGTCATTGTTTCTGAATTCATCACCTTAATTCTGCCAAGGGACGTAGCGGCCATCTGAACAACCACAGGGTTTGGTTGCATAACACCGAACTCCGGTGCAAGGTTCAGCGCAAGATTGTATTTAAGCGCTTGGGCATAACCAGGCGGAAACTGATAGTCAGTAGTCAGGTCTGCAAACTGCGGCAACGCCGACCATCCATAGATGACGGCTTGCACGCTTGCATCGGTTGGGGTGGGCCAGTAAGTAAGAGTACGCAGAGGAAACCCCTGGTCGTCCCATACCCTAAAGGGAAGCGTGCTCGGCACATTCTTTACCGGAGTCTGCTGCCACTCGCCCACGGTTATATAGGCAATGGGCAGCTCTAGGGGCTGGTTGGCTGTGTAGTTGCTAATCACAGAGGCCCTAACAATGCGAGGCGGCCTTGCATCGTTCCAGGCGCCTCCCTGGCCAAGCGTATAAGAGCCCTGTCCAGCGACAAAATTGTAAACTTTGCGGGCAATTTGATAGATGGTTAATCCCTCTATACTCCAAGCGTCAACCATGTCGTTTAAAGAGGCAAGCGCGTCATTGCTCTCGTTTGTGGTTGGGGTCTCTCCCGTAGCCAGGGCCCCCAGCTTGATGAGCGCGGAATTAATGATGGTTTGAGCGTTCACTGTGCCTCCCGAAAGGCAAGAGAGGGACGCCAAGCGTCCCTCTCTTTATCTGGTTAGGACGCGATGCGAACCGCGAACTCAGGACGCAGCGTCGCCACGCCATAGAGCAACTCAACACGGGTGGGATAGTTGCCCGTGTTGATGTCGTACTGCCGGACAGCCAAGAGGCTGAGCCCGACTTGGTCGTCGGCAACGCGCGCGGCCATGTCAACCCCGCCAGGAAGCTCAAGGTCTGCCGAGGCCAACACGAAAGCATCTCGGTGGAACAACAGGCCTTGCGGAGACGACTTGCTGGCCCCAGCGGTGTTGAACGGAAGAATTGCAGCGCCATTGGCCGGAAGCGCGTCAACCGTCTGGAAGGGTGCGGTGTCAGACCCCGCAGAACCAATTGACAGAGCGGGACTGATGGGAATGGTGGCGGTTCCGGTGCCACTAGAAGTGACGTTGGCCGTTACAACAAACTGCGCCAGGGCACCGGTAGACCGGAAGCTCTGATTGTTCACAGAATGGATGCCAGCAATGCTGATAACATCGCCAGCATTGAGTACCTGGGTGCTGTTTGTCCACCCGCTTGTGCTCAGCGAGGTCGCCCCATCGGCTGGAGCGGCTGCAAGCACGGGGGTTCCGGAAGCTGGCCCAAACGTCTGAGTGTTGACGTTCTGATCCATGCTCCACTTCGACCCATACACAACGCCAAGCGTGCCGGTGCGGTACTGCTTGGCAATGTCGGTTTGCGGGTTAAAGAGCGTCCCGAAAGCCTGAATTGCAGAGGCCTCCATTGCCGGGCTGATGATGGTTGCCCGCATGTCAATACTGTCGGGGGCACTGGCCTCGTTCAGCTTCTGCCTGGCAGACAGATAGGTTGCAGAAGTGCTCGGAACCGTTCCGGGGGTTCCCACAGCCTGATAGACATTAATGTACTGGCCCAATATGTCGTAGTCAACTTTGTTGGCCAAGGCTGCCACTGCGGGGGCAAGCACGCGGTCGCTGAACATGTCCAAAGACAACTTGAGGTCAACAGAGCTGAACGTGAGACCAATATTGGGGTTTTGGTTAAGGGTGACCGGCACGCTCGTTTCCGTGAAGGCCTGAAGGTTAAGCGCAGGGCCCTGAGCCGGAATTGGGCGGACGGGTTTACGAATGTTCAACGTAGCACCGATTTTGGCCCCGACTTGGCCGAATCGATCATCGTACTGGCGATTAACATGCTTCGCAGCACGAAGGTTGTTCTCAATAATGAACAACGCCTTATTGGTGATTTCGCTTATCGTTAGATAAGTGTTGGTAACTGGCACGGTATTATTCTCCTATGTGATAAATTTTGTTCTTCCCGTTTCCTGGGCGGGCAGCTTAGGCCCTTTCGGGCCGCGGAACGCGCACTACCAAAGCAGCGCGCTTCATCACATGGCAGGTTTACCGCGTGCCAAGAGGCGTAGGCAGGACGCCACGGTCTACAATGCGGGCCGAGACGCTATCGCATCTAGCCAAGTTCTTGTAACCACTTACGCCTAAAATCCTTGTAAGTGGGATTTGCCGGTAGGGCGTTGGCGCTCGCAACCGAGCCCCCAACTGGAACCACGGGGGCAGGGGCCTTGCTCTGCACCTTCGGCGGATTCTTTAACTCATGCCCAATTAAGGCAATGCGAGCAATTTGCTGCGCAGGCGTAAGTGAGTGCAATTCTTCTACAATCTCTGGATGCTTGCCCAGATAATAAGTTACGTCTGGGCCGTTGTCTAATTCCACAATGGCAATGGACGCAGACGGAGGAACCAGGACATCCTTGTTGGTCACCTCATCCCAGTCTTCGTAGCGGGAGGCGGCCTCGGCGACCCGCTCTTTGTATGTTCTCACCCTGGACTCAAGCTCTTGCTGTTGCCGCTGCATTTCCGCCGCTTGCCGCTGGCGCTCGGCTTCCATTTGAGACTGCATAATACGCTGCTGGAACTTCCAGTCAGCCAAAGCCTCTACATAGGCGTCATAGGTCTCGAATTGATCGACTCTTGGCCTTCCATCGCCGGGCTGCTGCGCTGGTTGCTGGGGCGGCGCTTGCACCGGCGGCTGAGCCTGTACCTGCTGCTGGTTTAGCCTTCGCTCATATTCGTAAAGGCGCTCTTGCAGCTTCTGTCTTTCCAGGTTAAGCTTCTTAATCCGCTTCAGAAACCCCTTCTTGGAAAGCTTCTCTTCTTCGGCAGGCGCCGCCTCGGACGCTTCCTCTTCCTTGGCGGCTTCTGCTGCGGCTTCCTGCTTGGGAGCCTCGCCGCCCTCTCCTTCAGCCTTAGTCTTTTCCTCGGCTTGCTCAGACTGTGGCGCTTCCGCTCCCTCTACCGGCTCATCGCTTTTGCCCACCACGGACTCCATGGTTTCCTGGCTGTCCGTAGTGCTCTCTATCATTCTGGCCATAGTCTCCCTCTATTGCGCCGCTGGCGGAATTGCTGGCGGCGCCGGTTGTGGCGCTGGGGCAGGTGGAGGAGATTGCAGTTGCCGAGTCCCCTCCATGGCGGCCTCATGCGCCGATGAGTGGATTGCCTCGAAGAGTCTCAAAAGCCTTTCCTCTTGCGCCTGGGCGGCCTGGGCCCGCGCCTTAAGCTCTTCAACCACAAGCTGCACCTGGCCCTGCATCGCCGCAATCTCCTTGCGGCCCTGCATCTGCACGGCCTGAGACTGAAGCGCTGCATTGGCAGCATTAAGCTGCTGCTGCAATTCCTGAACCATGGCAGCCGCTTGCGCCAACTGTTGCTGAGACAACGCAAGCGCTGTAGCAGGATCGGATGGGTCTTGCAGTTGCGGCGGAAGCATCTTCTTCAAGCGTTGCGCAAGCTCCTTGTTTCCGGGCCAATCGAGGTTGCGGGCGAGAATGTCGCCAGCAATTGGGATGATTTGCGGATAGGAATTAATCAGCGTCATAATTCCTTCCGCTGCCTCCTGTCTCCTAGACCGGTACCTCTTCCCCACGTCCACGCTGACGCTATATCGACCAGAGCCGATGTCATAGATGCGGCGAATCGCCATCATGTCCGAAAGCTGGGCCTGGGCCAATTCTTGGTTGAGGCCA